AAAAAGGTTTGCTTCTACTGTAGAAAATCCAACAGGAGACGGTAATAGTGAAGCACCCGTAGGTACAACAGTAGCTCTTATGGAAAAAGGACAAAGAATTATGTCTGCTATCCATAAAAGACTGCATTACGCACAACGTAATGAATTTAAAATACTTAAAAGGGTTTTTGGTGAATTTTTACCACCCGAGTACCCTTACCAAGTTCAAGGTAATAATGAAAACGTTTTTAAAGAAGATTTTGATAATAGCGTAGATGTAATTCCTGTTAGCGACCCTAACATATTCAGTATGACACAAAGAATTACTTTAGCACAAACACAACTACAAATGGCACAAGCGGCTCCTGATATACATAACTTAAAAGAAGCTTATCGTAAAATGTATATTGCACTTAACGTTAAAGATATAGACGCTATATTACCGCCCGATGAGGAAATACCGCCACGTGATCCTATATCCGAACAACAGTCTGCGATGAAAGGTGAACCTATAAAAGCGTATGATTTTCAAAATCAAGAAGCATATATTGCAGCACATAGTGCATTTTTACAAAATCCTATGATTCAACAAAACCCTGTAGCGACACAAACCATAGGAGCTAATATACAAGAAAGACAAGCAATACTTTATAAACAACAAATAGAACAAGCTATGGGTCAACCGTTACCGTCAATGGATGGACCTATGCCACCAGAAGTTATGAATCAAATAGCGATGATGGCAGCCCAAGCAACACAACAAGTTACAGGTCAAGCACAAGCTATGGCACAGGCACAAGCTATGGCACAACAAAACCCACAAATGGAGATGTTCCAACAACAATTACAATTAGAAAAAGAACAATTAGCACAAAAAGAACAAGAAGATTTACGTGATAAAGAAATAGATATGCAACGTATAAATGCTCAAAGAGAAGCAACACAAATAAAAGCTGCTGTAGACTTACAAGAATTAGAGGCTAAGACTCAATCTGATGCCGATAAGAACTTTACCGAACTTGTCAAAACAGTTCGAGAAAGTAATAATAATCCAAATGGAGAATAATTATGCATAGAAATAAAGACTATCCAAATCCTAAATCACAAGGAGCAAAACAAAAAATGTCTGTTCCTTCTGTTGAGGACACAACAAGGTCTGAAGTTGTGAAAGCAGGTGAATGTATTAAAGATTCTGATGGCAAAGTTGTTGGTCAAGAATCTAAAGTAAAAGCTGCTTATGGACAGACAAAAGGCTTACTTTGGTACAACTATATTAAATAGTGGATCATATAAGACTATTGGAGCATTTGCTCCAAAAATATCGTGCGAGAATAGACTCTCTCACGCAAACGCTTGCAGCAGGTGGTATTGAAAACTATGAACAATACCAACGGATTGTAGGTGAAATAAACGGTTTGAGTTTTGCGATAGCAGAACTACAAACTATTCATTCTAATATGGAGGATGCAGATGAGTAACAAAAATGTTATTCCAAACACAGTAGATAATTTTGGCAGTAAAGGTAAAGTCAAGGAGTTAGAGCCTGATGAAAACACGATAACGCCAGAAAACTACGAATCTCATGCAGATAAGTTACCACGTCCTACGGGGTATCGTATCTTAATTTTACCATTCACACTACCTACTACAACTAAAGGTGGAATACAACTTGCTAGACAAACTATTGATAAAGAAAGGTTGTCAACAGTTGTAGGACACGTTGTTGCATTAGGTCCAGACGCATATGGAGATACAATTAAGTTTCCAGAAGGTCCTTGGTGTAAGAAAGGTGATTGGGTTATATTTGGCAGATATGCTGGTGCACGTTTTCAAATAGAAGGTGGTGATATGCGACTTTTAAACGATGACGAAATACTAGCTGTTGTTGATGATCCAGAAGCAATAATATCATAATTAACAGGAGAAATTATGCAAAATAATGAAGCAGAAAATATAGAACTGGTTTTACCAGAAGAAGAACAAGAAACAACAGCAGAAGTTGTTGAAGAAGTTGTTGAAGAAAAAGTTCAAACAAAAGATGAACTAGATGAAGTAAGTGATAACGTTAAAAAACGTATAGATAAGCTTACTTATAAAATGCGTGAAGCTGAACGTCAAAGAGACGAAGCCTTAAATTATGCAAAATCAATTAACCACACTAATACAGAATTACAAGAAAAATTAAAAAATTCTGACTCTTCTCTTTTCAAAGAGTACGATAGTAGGGTACAATCAGATATTGAAAGGGCTAAAATTCATTTGAAAGAAGCCCAAGATGCTGGAGATGCAGAAAATATAGCGAATGCTACTGAAGCATTATCTCGTGCAAGTGCTGAAGCAGAAAATTTAAAAAGGCTGCAAGCACAACAAGCGATTAGAGATAAAAAAGCAGAGCAATCTGTGCAATCACATCAAGAACAAGTGCAACTACAGGCGGATACGCCACCTGCTCCTGATCCAAAAGCAGAAGCATGGGCTAAGGACAATAGTTGGTTTGGTGAAGATACTGTGATGACTTTTGCAGCTTTCGGTATACATAGACAATTAGTTGAAGAACAAGGATATGATCCAAACTCAGATGAATATTATAAGGAAGTAGATAAACAGATGAGAAAAAACTTCCCAACAAAGTTTTCGCAAGAGCAACAAGCCCCCGTGCAACAAGTTGCTGCCTCGACTCCTGGAGTCGCAGGTAAGAAAGGTGCACGCAAAGTAAAACTGACACCTAGTCAAGTAGCTATTGCTAAAAGACTCGGCGTTCCATTAACAGAATATGCAAAGCATATTGAAGGAGTATAAAATGACAGATGATATTATAAAAACTGAAGTCGTCACAGACAGAAACTCTAGGTCTGCAGAGACACGAGACTCTCAAACTCGCAGTAAACCTTGGACACCCCCATCTATGTTAGATGCACCCGAAGCACCTCCTGGATATCAATTCAGGTGGATACGTGAATCAACTAGAGGTAACGATGATAAATCTAATATGTCTAAACGTATTAGAGAAGGATACGAACCTGTGAGAGCAGAAGATTATCCTGATTTCGAAGCACCTAGTATTGACCACGGAAGAAACAAAGGGGTTATTGGTGTTGGAGGACTAATACTTGCAAAAGTTCCTGTAGAAACCGCAAAATCAAGAAATGATTATTTTACGCAGCAGGCAAAGTCTGCAATCGACGGTGTTGACCAGAATCTTATGCGAGAAAGTGACCCTAGAATGCCTTTGAAACCAAGTGATATTCAAAGAAGTACTAAGGTCGAATTTGGTAGTAGGAATAGTTCTGACGATAGTTAGGATAATTCCGACGTTTAATATTAACTATAATAAAACTTAGGAGAAATCAACATGGCAAATACAAACGCCCCTGATGGTTTTACCCCTGCGTATCATATTTATGGTGGTGTTATTCGTCCTGCAAAAATGAGAATCGCAAGTGGTTATGGCACTTCCATATTTAGTGGAGATGTTGTTACTCTTTCAAGCGGTTATGTTCAACAAGCAGGAGCGACTGATACACCTGTAGGTGTGTTTTACGGGGTATTTTACACAGCGTCTGATGGTGAACCTACGTTTTCTAAAGTGTGGACGGCGAGTACCGCAACACAAGGTAGTGCTGACGCCGAAGCTTTAGTATACAACGACCCTGGAATTGTATACGAAGCTCAATTTACTGCAGGAACACCTGCTGTAAGTTTTATCGGTAACAAATACACTCTTTCTACAACTGCTGGTAGTACAGTTACTGG